GGTACTGGATTCCTCACCGGTGAGGTGGCTAAGTCGAAACAACCGGCTTACGTTCGGTGTCTCTTCAATCGACGTTTTCGATCATCATGGATTGTTGGTTTCCAATTCGTCGAGAAGAATTTGTGTTGGACATCATGAGTTGACGTGCGAAATCGGTACCGCGTCCTGAGTAGGTGGAACGGGCAAGCATGCGTAGTAGTGGCATTGCGGCATGGTGTGCACCAGCGGCTCTGTGCCAGATGGGTTGTACGCGATGTGCTCGATCGACGGCGGCGACGACTTGTGACGCTGTGTGCTCGTGCGCGACTCGGTTGCCTTGCGTCAAGCCCGACGATGCTTCGGGTCTCCATTCAATAACCTTAGTGAAATCCAGAATCAAAGGGGTACCAGCGGTGATACCTCGCCAAATGAAACCGAACCATGTAGGTGCTTGTGGCGTGTTGGCCACGGGAACGGAGGGGAAGCTGTCGACGGCTGCGACTAGCAATTGCCTATCGGCGTCACGAAACATTGCGGATGACTCGTCTGGTCGGAAGACGGATTCGTATGATTTGGGTTCGAATCGAGACTTGTGCGTGGTGTACGCAAACAACTGATCAACAGAGATGGGTGTTCCTGCTCCAAGGATGTTCTCAGTGGAGAGACCATTTACAACTGCAATCTCACCGGCAGTGTCAATGAGCTTACCGGTGTTGGTGATCGTAATGCATGCGGCAAGTGTGCGCGCATCTTGAACTGTGTCACCATTGATTAAATTGTAGCATGGATCTCTAATAGAGAACGATGAACTTCCATCTTGTCCGACGCCACCGTTGCAGAACCCGAGGTTGGTGGGTCCCACACCTGAATCTGTGGTGGCGAAGTAAATCAAGTTGCTATATGCACTCCCAACAAAACCGGCTGGAGAACCGATATCGTGGTAGCTTGGGCACCATAGCACATAACCCGCGGTGTGATTGGCGGGCGTCTGAGGGATTCGGAAGGATGTGCGCAAACGTGCACCAAGCCCTTCGCTACTCCCGTAGATACCGAGTCGAACATCGGCACCACACGGGTCGGCGACGAGCGCAGCTGCGTCCGCGACGACATTGTCAACGGCAGCGGGCCGGACACGTCTCTTAACCTTCTTAACCTTACGAATAACACGTTTGACCTTCTTGTTCTTTTTAGGGTTCGCAAGTGTTTAATACAACGTGGGGATCACTCAATCCCCAGGAGGGTCTTTTGTCCACACTAACACCGCTCAATGCTGCGCTTGGACGAAACGCTCTACACTGACAAGGTGTAGGTCTCATCCTCACTGGATTCAAGAGAGCGGCTAAGACGCTGTGCGTGCTGGCAGCGAATGGCTTCTACGCCCTGGATGGCGTGGAACAGATGGGGGTGATTCCGTAATCTTTCGCGAGAATTGCATCGAAACCTGGATGCGACGCTTGGTCCCCTAATTCAATCTGTTCAAGAGCTCCGACGACAAAGTCGTACTGGTCACCAGTTAAAGAGTACCGGTGGAAAATGGCCTCATCAGTGAAGTACCGTATGGGACGGTCCTCGGTCACAACGCGGAATGCATCGTGGGTCTGCTTCTGAATCAACGACTCTACCTTTTCATCTAAGGGTTTAGCATTGAAACGCCTCTTGAGGTTCTCGATCCACGGAGAAGAAGTGTATGGGTAGGAGCCATGCAGGTGGTTGTAGAAGAATCTCTTAGCACGTTGCTCGATATCTCCATTTCCTGGCAAGTCACCTTTACACCTCCCCATTGAGCGGAAGAAAACTCCTGGGTTCAACACTGGTCTGTACACACCGTCGACATCCCGGACGGGTGAGTGTTTCAAGAACTGCACCTCTTCGAATCTCTGTGCGATGTCACAACGTACGATGTAACCAGCACGCGCGGCGGCTTCCTCAATTTGCTTCTCGAAATTCTGGTCGTCAAGCTGGCTCTCAGCGACGGACACAAAAATGCAGAAGTTGGCAAACACGTTAATCGACGTAGTGATGGACACTCCAGAGTACAAAATGTATTTGCGTGGTCTGAGTGTTACACAACAACTGGTGTCGACTTTACCGTATCTGTCACGACCGTATATCCGCAGGGGTATGCGGCATTGGTCATTGAGTAGCTGCGCGACTCGCGCGTCTGGTCCCAACCGTGCAAAGCTGTGGAACAAAGCATTAGTGTGAGTGCGGTCACACTGAGAGATGTCGAGGTTCATCCTGTAGACCTTCCCTTCATGACGGAACGCGAAGACCGCATCATCTGAAAAGCAGCAGAAATAGCCGCGATTAGGTGGGTCCTCCATCATGTCGAACACGTGTTTGAGGCTATCTTCGGAGGGAGAGTTACAAAACTCGAAAGTGATCCCCCGATGCTCAAAGTGCG